CTGTCTGGTTCGGGCTGTACTCGGTGCCGCACCGGGCATGGGGTTGCACGGTCATGCTGAAGTGCGGGGCGTTGTACCGTGGATTGCCTCTGCACGCATTGGCGTTTACCAATGGGACGAGCGAGCCGTGGACCCTGGGAGACGCACAGCGGTGGGACTGTTTCGGCTGGAACTTCACGACCATCGAGTACGACTATCTGCGCGAACTGGATTGCCAGGTGTGGCTGGCCGGTAGGCAGACATGGATGCGGGGAGCCTATATGTTCACCGCCGAGCCGTATGGGGATGGGTACAGCCTGGAGCCGAGCCAAACCAAGTCGCACCACTTCATTGAGCTTGCCAATGGACGGATCGCCTGCGTTCCCGGCAACAACATCTTATTCACAGAGGCATCGTTCACGGGCAAGAATGGGGTTGCCAAACCGACATGGCTCAAGGTACAAACCAAAGTATTCCACGCCGAGGAACAGGCGTTTGACGGCGTGGTAGGAGAGGAGACAGCGTGAACTATTTGCAGATCGCAAGGCTGGAGGTTGAGGCTCTCCAAGAGTTCCTCGACATGGACAACTGCCACCCAGGAACGCTGATGGACTCAAACTGCTCTCCGCTTTACTGGATTATGAACCAAATGTTGTACGACAAATTTCACGGACACGGTTGGGAACTGGATCTCGTGGCCGGTAGATTTATTAAAACCAAATGACTTTACGCGCAGATAGTTCAGTAGCAGAACTGCCCCTATTCCAGGGGGAAGACGGCGGTGCGATTCCGACCTCTGCGCTCCAGCTTTATTTCAAAAAAATAGACTATCAAACAGCCATCAATTTTCTTGTGGAACATCATTATCTTCACAGGAAGGCACCAGTAAGCATTTCATTTGGTGCATATTTTAATGGAGAATTGATAGGCGCATGCACAATCGGAAAGCCAGCAAGTCATACGCTTATCAACGGAGTTTGCGGAAAAGAGCGCGGACAAAATGTTTTTGAGTTGAACAGGATGTGCATGCTTGACAAGGCTCCAAAAAATTCAGAAAGCAGATTTATAGGATGGATTGTAAGGCAACTTGACAGGAAAACAATTTTGGTTTCTTATGCAGACACGGCACAACACCACAGTGGAATCATATATAAGGCAACCAACTGGATATACACTGGAACATCAATACCTTTCAAGGATTACACTTTTGATGGAATGGACCACAGGAGCGTTCCAAAACACTTGCGAGACAAAACAAAAATGAAGGAAGTAACAAGAAGCAAGAAGCACAGATTTGTTTATTTTTGTGATCCAGCAGATAGGTGTCTGCTTAAATGGAAAACAAAACCATACCCAACCAAAGGAGAATAATATGCCACTAGGCAAAGACATAGGAAAAAACATCAGGGAACTACGCGCTGACAACCGCAAGAAGGGCAAGGCTCGCGGTGCTGGCGGCAAGGCCCGCTCGCAGAAGCAGATCCTAGCCATCGCGCTTCGGTCCGCTGGCGTTCCGCCCAAGGGTGGTCGCCGGTTCCGTATGCGGAGAGGATAATGTCGGAAGATCGTATGGCGTGGTTGGCCGAGATTCTGGCGCGGGTGCGCCGGAGTCTGGCCAGCCACCGGGACAAGATAAACCACGCCGAGGCGCACAAGGTTCGCGAGGTTATTGCGGACGTTGACGCGGCGGCTTTAATCACAAAGGAGATAAGGAATGAACACACAGGAAGCAGTAGCGCAGGTACTAACTGACAGGGTCAGCACGACCGAGACAAACATCAAGGTGCTGGAGGCGAGGCTTGTCGCCGCAGTCCAGACCATCCAGCAACTTCGCCATGAAATCAGCATCGGGCGGATCGAGCGGACCAAGGCCAACGAATCGGATGCGGCCAGGGTCGTGGCCGGGATTCGTGACGAGCGGGAGATCGTGGTGCCGGAGGCACTGAAGATCGCCAAGCCAAAGATCAGGAAGGGAAAGATGAAAAGCGGCGGCGGAAACAGGACAAGGCAGATGGTCCTGAAACGCTGGGGGTTGTGGCGTATCCAGTACGAGCAGGGCTACACCACCAGGCAGATTGCCTCCGCATGGAAGTGCAACCGCTCTTCGATTGATTATGCGAGAGAGCATAACTGGGGGGCGGAATGAACGTGCGGGAATGGATCGAGGAAAATTATCCCGACGAAGGGATTTTGCTTGCAGATGGATTCGACCGTGCTTTCCTTGGTGTCGGTCGGATATTCAGCGGTCCGTCAGTCGCGGTCTACGACAAGAGCATGGTCATCACGATCCTGCGCGAGTCGGGGATGAAGGTTGACGAGGCGTATGAATATTTCGACTACAACGTGGCCGGGCTTATGTGGGCGAACACACTCCCATGTTTGTCGAAACCAAGCGGTCGCTAAGAAAGGTAAAGAAATGAAACTCTGGACCAACCAAACCAACCAAATTCACAAGGTCGATGACCAGATGCTTTTCCCGCGCAATACATATGTGTTGCCGGATGAGTTGACCGGACCCACCTGGGACGATTCCATACCCTGTCCGCACAAGATTAAGCCGTACTATCCAGGCCGCGCTACCGGCGGTGCCACGGCGGTGTACCGGGCAGGTGCCATTGGCGATGCTGTCATCACGACCGCCTTCGTGCATTACTTGGTCAACGAATCGGGTGGTTGTGTGGATGTCTACGCGCCTGCCAGGAACCTTCCGCTCTATGCCGGGCTAGGTGCCAAGCTGTTCCCACTCCCGCCAACGCTGGAAGCCTGGGATAGCTATGACGCGCACTTGCCGACCGACGATCTGTTCTCCGGTCAGGTTGGCAACACAAAACTAGGGACGGGACCTGGCAACTGCTACGACCGGATTTACACATGGATGAATGCCGGTGATGTCGATCCCAAGTACAAGCGTCCGCACCTGTACCTGATCGAGCCGGATCACAAGGAGCTTATGGAGATGGGCAAGTGGCCGATCAAGGGCGACTACTTTACCTACCATGTCAGCAGTTCCGGGCCGACCCGCACCTACCCGCCCAAGCAGGGGCAAGAGGCGGTGCTGGCGTTACTGGAGGCATTCCCGAACCACAAGGCCGTGATCATCGGGCTGGACAATAGCAATAACTTCAAGGTGGATCATCCGCGCGTGATCGACCTGTTCAACACGACCAAACAGTTCCGCTCGTTGTTCCCAATCGTGAGCGGGGCGGACTTTGTCGTGGCACCGGACAGCAGCGTAAACCATGTGGCAGCCGCCTTCGACACGCCTTGTGTGTCGCTATGGGGTAGCTATCACCCCGACGACCGGATGACCTACTACCCGAAGAACATCTCGGTCTTCAAGCCTGACACCTGCCCACACGCACCGTGCCGCCCTCATGCGGGTCTACCGCAGCAGAAGTGCAAGGACGCGACCAACAAGACACCGAAGACGCAGATGTGGTGCAATGCCCTGCGCAACATCACCGCCCAGGATATCGTCGATGCGGCGAAGAAAGCGATGGAGTTGGAGGGATAATTTAATGCCGGAGTGGTGTGCAGGGAGATCCTGCAACGGGTTGTCCTCCTGAGAGTGTGTTCACCCCTTGAATCACCGGCATGAATTTCTGATATGAACGAGAACCAGCGCAAAGCCGAAGCCATCGTGGGTCAGGTGGATTGGCAGTCCGAAAACCACGGGCTATGCCACTGCCCAGGAGAGGCCACGCATACCAGCCATACCAGGCTGCGCGACACCACCGTGTTCGTGGATGGAGTGCCGACGATCTTCTGCTGGCACACCTCCTGCATGGCGTACCGCGACGAGGCCAACCGCAAGCTGCGCCGGGCAATCCTGCACGACAGCATGGGAAGGCCGATCCAGCAGTTGGATAATCCGGTGAAACTTGTGATCGAGAAAGACCCAGAGAGCGAAATAATTGATCGAATCAAGACGATTGCCGAATCGAACAAGAGCCGGTATCTGACCCACTACAATTGGGACCCGGCGGATATGTACGAGGAGAGTCCGGTCAAGCTGGACGATCCGGCGCAGGACTACCACCGCTTCCTGACATTGTGGCAACCCAGCGACCTGATATGGATCGGGGACGTTAAGGACAGCGGAAGGCATCCGCAGAACTTTCGCAGGGCGGATGAGTGGATGGGCTTGCCATCGCCGGTGGGCAACTTCACGACCGGCGCGGTGTTCGTGCCGGGATGCGTCAGCCGTTCCAACGAGAACGTGGATGCCAGGGTTTATTTGGTGGTCGAGTCCGACACGCTGACCAAGCCGCAAATGGGCGCGGTGTTCCAGCTTATGCGGGATTTGTTCAGGATGAAGATGTATGCGGTGGTTGACACCGGTGGCAAGAGCCTTCACGGGTGGTTTGAGAACCCGCCCAAGAAGGAATGGACGGAGCAATTAAAGGCTTTCCTTGTGCCGCTGGGGTGCGAT